TTGTCGCATCAAAATCATTATACCATGAACACAGGTTTTTTCAAAAGTCATGAAGGGGCTGAGATCTTCTTCTATGAGTGGAATTACAAACCAGGACAAAAGACCCTTATCGTAATCCATAGGGGACATGAGTATGGCGAGCGCCTGCAGGAGTTTGCCACACATCCTCTCTTTGCCTCTTACAATATCTTTGCTTTTGATATGCGTGGACACGGACATACCAAAGCCGCTGTATCCCCAGTTTTCATGGACTCTGTAAGGGATCTGGACACCTTTGCCAAGTTCCTACAACAATCCTATGCAGTACGTGAGGAAGATATCTTTGTAGTAGCCAATAGCATTGGCGGGGTGATTACATCGGCTTGGGTGCATGATTTCGCCCCACGTATCGCGGGTATGGCTCTTTTGGCGCCTGCCTTTGAGATTAATCTTATTGTTCCTCTGGCAAAACAAGCCATTGAACTAATGCTAAAGATCAATCCTAAGCTCATTGTCAAGAGTTATGTAAAGTCTAAGATGCTTACTCGAGACCCAGAGCAACAGCGTGCTTATGATAATGACCGTTTTATCACCCGCTCTATCAATGGGAAACTACTCATCGACCTTGCCAATGCCGGCAAGCGATTGGTCGAAGATGCTGCTGCGATCACTACCCCTACGTTGCTACTTTCCGCAGAAAAAGATTTTGTGGTGATTAACCGACAACAGAAGCAGTTCTATGTAAACCTATCCTCTTCTCTAAAAGAGTTTATCACCTTAGAAGGCTTCCACCATGGAATTCTCTTCGAACAAGGCAGAGAGGAAGTGTACAAAATTCTACAACGCTTTATTCAAAAGGCTTTCCAGACACCCCTTGCTCCCCCTACGCTGGCTCCTGACCTCTTTACCCAAAAAGAATTTGAGACTATGCAATATGAGCTGATTCCCAATGGGGAAAGGTGGAACTACCGCTTTCAGAAATGGGCATTGAGTAAGTTTGGACACCTCAGTGATGGTATGACGGTAGGCCTTACCCATGGGTTCGACTCCGGAGCTTCTATGGATTATGTGTATAAGAATACGCCACAGGGCAAATGGGGTATAGGTCGCTGGATGGACAAGAGCTACCTGAATGCCATAGGTTGGCGTGGGGTGCGTATCCGCAAGGGACACCTATTAGAACAAGTAGAAAAAGCCATACAAGCACTACAAGCCCAAGGACGGAAGGTGAAAATATTGGACATCGCTGGGGGAGTGGGTAACTACCTCTTTGACATCAAGCAGCGCCACCCTGAGGTGGAGATTGTCATCAACGAATTCCTACCAGCCAACATACAAAAAGGCGAACAAATCATCAAAGAACGTGGCTACCAAGGCATCCGTTTTACGAATTATAGCTGTTTTGAGGCTGATACTTACCGCAAACTGGATTATGCGCCCAATATCACCATTATCTCAGGTATTTTTGAGCTTTTTGGTGACAATGCCTTGGCTGCTGAGGCCATCAAAGGGGTAGTTTCTATCTCGGACAATGGTTATATCGTCTATACAGGTCAGCCTTGGCATCCTCAACTCAAGACCATCGCCTTTGTACTGAAAAGCCACCAAGAGAAAGACTGGGTGATGCGTCGCCGTAGCCAGCGAGAATTGGACGGACTTTTCTCTCTCCAAGGGGTAAAGAAAGAAAGCATGCTGATTGATGATTTTGGGATTTTTACCGTTAGCTTAGGGAAAGTGAAGAAATAATTATTTTCTAGGAAATATGAAAATAATTTATTTGTTTCTGACGGCACTTATTTATAAAAGACAGATAGAAACATACCCAGCAGGATAATAAAAAGCGCTTGTAAAATATTAAAAATAAAATAGTTACAAACGAAAAAGCCGAAAAAGCGGACAAAACGAAATGTACAAAATACCGTAATTTACCGTATATATGGCGTAATGAAAAAGGGGTATTTTTAAGGCTAAAAACAGCTATACCGTAATTTGCCTTTAGGAATATACCCTAAAACCTGCCAACCCCACTAAAATAGCCCCTTTGAGGGCTTTTTTTATACCATGAAACAGCCTTTAAAGTCCATTGAAAGTCCATATAAAGCACCCCGAAAATGAGGGTGAGAAGTACCCCTGAAAAAACCTCATTTTTTAGTTAGGGAGACACTTAGGGGGACACTTAGGGAGACAAAAAAGCACCTAAAAACAGAGAGTAAAAACCCCTATACTTATACCTACACGCAAGCGATACCCCTTTTTTACATAGTGGAGGGGGGTGTATTGTATGGTATTTTATACTATATTTTTATATAAATTATTGATTTACAATGTATAATATGGTTTTTAGGGTAAAAATAGGGTATTTTCCCTATTAGTTTATCCACTCTACTTCTCCATCTGGTAAGCGGAATATGATGGGAGCTGAATTTTGCTCTTGTACAATGTGCCCTACTACTTGGAATAAATTTCTTATATCCTCTTTTGCAATAGGAAAGGGTTCGTGAATAGGCTGACCATTAGGGTGGGTATCTAAATTAGTACTATATGCCATAATGCAATTTTTGTCATCTTTGCACGTTTGTAACTTCTTGGTAACCCTTATCTCGTCCGTTTCTACTACGTAATTTTGCCCCCAAATGATACTTTTTAAATGGTTAAGTTTCTTTATTGCCAAAATACAGCCATTAGGATATTCCCTCATACTTTCGCCAAAGTGCCTTATAGCTGCATTGGCACTTGGAAACATACTACCTAAGTCAATATAAGCAGTAGGAGCAGTAACAGGGCTAAGATCAGCAGATAGCTGTGTACCCCCGATAGTAGCTACATTCTCATAAAAAGGGACAATATTAGATTTTTTGAAAAACTCTCCCGAAGCTATTTGCTTAAGTTCCTTTATTTGCTCCTCTTTACTCATATTTTTGATATCCTCAACACGTGGTTTAAGCATTTCTCCCTTCCCAGTAAGCAACCATTCGAGATTTATTTCAGGATATTTTGAGTAAATTTTCTCAACAGTATCCATTGTTAAACCACTTTTTTTATCTAAAATTCCATTAGATAGCCCCGTTACAGAGTAAAATTTACTCTTTGTAATCTGCTTATTTTCAATAAATTGTAAAATTCTTTCTTTCATAATGAGAAAAATATCTAATTTTATTTTGTCGATTAGAAAAATATCTATACCTTTGCACCGTTAAACAAAACAAATTTACGAATGGACAAAGGTATAAAAATTCCTCGAAAATTCAACCCATTAGTGGTGGAAAAATTATCAGTAAAGTTTGGGCTGTCAAAAACTTATATAAGGCAGTGCCTGAACAAAACCCGAAACAGCGAAACAGCTGATACTGTTTGTAAAGAGTATAAGCAGTATGAAAAAGAAATTAATAACGTTTTAAAAAATTGATTATGAACGAATTAATTAACACCATTGAACAAACAATGTCCAGTTTTGAGATTGCAAAACTAACTGGAAAACAACACAAACACGTAATGCGTGATATACGTGATTTGAATATAGGGTACGAGAACTTACATCTGCCCAAAATTGGGCAGATGTTCAAAATCACAGAGTTACCTAATGGAGCTAAGAGAAATGACCCTTATTTTGAATTGACAAAAATGCAAACATTTGACCTTCTGACTGGGTATAACACTGAATTGCGTATTAAGGTCAATCGTAGGTGGGCAGAGTTGGAAGCCTTGACACAAATCAAAATGCCCAAATCTCTTAATGTATATGGAATGGAAGCCCTGCCATACGTAGAGTGGTTGCTACTACATAATTACTCGGTGACCAGTGGGCAGTATCACGCACGGATACGCAAGCACCCTCAGCACTTCTACAAGTCAAGTACAGGGAAATGGTACGTCAATAAGGCGTTCGCCGAGCAACTCTTAGAGATTCGTAGTTGTTGCCAGAAGCTCAAAGAAGTGAAGGGCTTGCCGCAAGTACATCAGGTAACACTCTTTGAGGTTTTGGCAGAAGTAAGCGGTGAGCCACCGCGGGCAATTAACTAACGATTAAAAAATAATTTTGATATGAAAAGAAAAACAGTACTTCTGCTCAATGGCCACTTGGATGTGATAGGCAGGGAAATTATCACCACTTTCTTAGGGATCGTGGTAAAGAAAGAAAAGATATTGTATAACAGAGCTGTAAAATACAGAAGGTAATGAAAAGAAAGGTAAAAAAACAGATTGCTTTATTGGTAAATAAGTTAGTTAAAGAGGAATTTAGGAAACTAAATGAGCAGGTTAAAAACTCGCTAATTATAATAGCCTCCAACATAGGAAAGTCTAATGAAAATGGTACTCTTTACGATAATGAGGAAGATTCGGCGCTTCACAACAATAGTAAAAAATATATTACTGTTGGGTTTGATAGAGATTATAAGCCTAAAAGTTGGAAAACTTTCACCCTTAATATTAGTTAGTTTGAAATCCCTAAGTCAGTAGGACTGACAGCCGAAAGGCTGGCGAAGCGAAATCGCATTAGGGAGCCAATTAAGTGAAGAGTGAAAAGTGAAGAGTGAAAAGTAAAAAATACACAAATGTACGCATATAAAGAAAACATATTATCCATACCTGCACGGCTCCTATACGATGATTGGGGACTGATGAGCTATGACTACTACAAGAAACTATGTAGCCGTGGTAAGCTCATCACTACCCAACCAGGGAAAGGCTTAGGTAACGAAGCGTGGGTGTCCTTCCACGAACTGCCGGTCGTGAAAGGTGTTAATATCAAGGAGGTGTGCTTGAAGATGTTGGGCAAGCCCGAAGATAGTAAGATCTTACAGAATGACCTCGAACCTCTCTTAGTGCCCGACTTGGAAGCTATAAATTTCTTTTCAAGTCACCGCAAGCCCAACGGGAAACCCCTAAAGATAGAAGAGCAACGGGAAAAGGCTACTTCGGCTATGATTCTAAAAGCCATTGAAAGCCTCTTTAAAGGGCGTATCAAAAACCCACTATATAAAGGGAAAAAGGTGGAGATATGGAAAAACATTAGCGAGGCTGTCAATACGCTGAACCCCGAACGTTGGCACTTTGACCTACCGAATAACCCAAGAAGTCTGCAACGCAAATATAACCAGTATCTAAATGAGGGATACTATGCCTTCATTCATAAGGGCGAGGGATCGGACAACGCCAAGGTAGTAACAGAAGTAATGGAAAGGCTTTTTATATCCATTTGCTGTATGCCTAACAAACCCTATATGAGTTCGGTGTATGATATTTATAGGCAGTTCCTTTATGGCGAGATAGAAATCTTTGACAAAGCTACTGGAGAGTTGTTTAATGTAGAACAAGACTTTTGCGACGAGCATGGGAATATAGTAGAAGTCTCTGAAAGTACCGTGAAACTATGGCTAAACAAGCCCGAAAATCAGTTGGTTATCAAGAAAGCACGCAATGGAGAATATGACTTTAGCCACAAGGAACGCCCGCACGTTAATCGCCACGCACCGCTTTACTCTATGAGTAAGATTACACTGGATGACCGCGACCTAATGCACACCAAGCTACCTAATGGAGATAAAGTAATGGCCTACTATGCTTATGATGTGATGAGTACAGCTTTGATTGGTATTGCACACAGTAAAAAGAAAGACAATGAACTATTCTTGGACTGCTTCCGCTCTATGTTTCGCTTTACGGCTCAATATGGCTTAGGCACCCCAATGCAGATAGAAGTAGAGCGACACCTTACAGGCGAACATGTGGATGGATTGCTTAAAGCCAATAACATTTTCCCTTTTGTGCGATTCTGTAATCCTACCAATTCGCAAGAGAAGTATGCCGAGACCATGATCCGAGGTAAGAAGTACGGGATAGAGAAAGACAGACACCAAAATGTAGGGCGACACTATGCACGACGAGACAGCAACCGAGTAACCACACAAAAGATATTTGACGAGTTCAACGACAATTACAAAGATGCTAAAGCTCCTTATGAGGATATAGTAGCAATGGAATTGGAAGAGCAAACCCTCTATAACAATCAGCTACACCCCGACCAAGAGCGCTTCCCTGGAAAGACACGTTTGCAGGTATTTTTAGAAAATGTAAATCCAAACCTACCCAAACTCAACCGAGCCCTCTTGGCGCAATATATAGGCAGATGTGTGCCTACTACGATACGCAGGAACCAATATGTAACCGTACAATATCAAAAGTACCAATTGCCCAACCCACAAGTTATTTCCCTGCTTTCCTCCTACGAGGTGCAGGCCTATTACTTACCCAATGAGGAGGGTGTAGAGGAGGTGTATTTGTACCAAGAAAACCAATTCCTCTGCGAGTGTAAACGACTTAAGAGCTTCAATCGCGCTAATGCCGAATGGACAGAAGAGGATAAGGAGATATACCAAGAGCAAATGCATTATATCAAGCAGTTTGACCAATATACCAAAGAAAAAACCACTGAAAAGCTCTCAAAGGTAGGCACACTTTCGGCGGAGAAAAAGACGCAAAAAGTAGCCGCTTCTGCTCCTATTGTAGCTTATGAGGAGCAACCCACTACTAACTACAAAGCCTATCAGAAAACGAAAACAGAAACGTTAAATAAAGCCTTATTAGACCTATGATCACAACAGCATTAAAAGAAAAAATCATTTTGGCAATTGCTGAAAACAGAAAGAATTACCAATCCGACAGCAAGCACGCACAGAGCTTGGGGATTAACACAGCGCAGTACAGCCGTATCAAGAAAGGCGAATTGGAAGGGGTACTTAGCGATGCCAATTGGGTCAGCATAGCCCGCAGGCTCCAAGTACAACTCAAGGATGAACGCCCCTGGGTCACTGTGGAGACAGAGACTTTCCAATACATCTACCTACAACTTTCAGCCTGCCAAGCGCGCTCCATCTCGGCTATCCTATGCGATAGGGCAGGAATTGGCAAGACACATACTGCCAAAGTATATGTGAGTAAGAACAAAAATACAGTGTATATAGACTGCTCGCAGGTGAAGACCAAACAAAAGCTCATTCGCAAGATTGCTCAAGAATTCGGTATTGCCCATACAGGGCGCTATGCCGATGTATATGAGGACTTGGTATTCTATGTGAAGCAGTTAGAAAACCCACTTATCATCTTGGACGAAGCAGGAGACTTGGAGTACCACGCCTTCCTTGAGTTAAAAAGCCTATGGAATGCAACTGAGTACGCTTGTGGTTGGTATATGATGGGTGCCGACGGATTGCAGGCAAAGATAGACCGCAATGTGGACATCAAAAAGGTAGGGTATGCAGAGATATTTGACCGTTACGGCTCGAAATACAGCCGTGTAAGTCCTGCCCAAGACAACGAAGCAATTACGGCTTTCCTCTTGGGACAAATAGCCCAGATAGGCGAAGCAAATGGCTCTACCCTTACCCCCGAACAGCTCTTTGCGCGTACCAAGGGAAGCCTTAGAAAAGTACGTACCGAAATAGAAAAAGTGCGAGCCGCAGAGGCAATTAATAACTAATAACTAATGATAGATAACAAAGTAACGATACCAAGGGCTTACACCTATGAGGACTTGGCGAGAAAGAAATATAAGACATTGCCTCTGAAAGGGGGATGGAAAGAACACTTAGGGGAGATAGAGCGAGCGGGAAGTATCCTTATCTATGGAGATTCAGGACACGGAAAAACAACCTACGCACTGCAATTGATGCGAGAATTATGCCAAGGGGAAAAGGTGCTATACAACTCTTTGGAAGAGTGCGGAAGCCTTTCGCTACTTACGAATTTGGAAAGAGCCGGACTTAAGCAATACAAAAACAAATACTTGGTGTGTGGAGAGCCTTTGGATAAGCTCATACAACGCCTTAGTCGCCCACAGCAACCTAAGATAGTTTTTATAGACAGTGTGCAGGCTTGTTTTAGAGGGCAAAAAGCAACAGCCTATCATAATCTTATCCTGCAATTTCCTCAAACTCTATTTATAGGGATCTCACAAATGAGTAAGGGAATGCCCAAAGGAGCTGTAGCGGAGGAGTTTTACTGGTTTTGCCAAGATAGAATCTTAGTAAAGGACTTCAAGGCTTATATAGACAAGACACGAACAGGAGGGAACGAGTTGGAACCCTACATCATCTCCGAAAGCAAAGCGGGGGAAAGAGAGTTAAAAATGATTAGATAATAGATAATAAAATATGGGAACTATAGAAAAGCAAAAGACATTTAGGCACTGCCTGCTGTATTACTTGGATTGTAGTTATAGGCAATATGAAGCGCTCAAGTATGGGTACTTCCTTACTTGGTGTGAGCAGGTGAATAGGGAAAAACGAATAGTGAAAAGATTAGAAGACTTAACGGGTAATGACTATCTCAATAATTGGTTTGATGACCAATGGTACTACTTAGTAGAGTGTAGTATAGAGAGGTATTACGGCAAGGCTCTTAGAGAGGGTATTTTTGACAAGGCAGATATAGAGCTGATGATTACCCTTTCGGTAGATGACATCTTTAGGGTATATCCAAAGACAATACTACGGCTAATAGAAAAGAGTGAAAAACGAAAAATAATAGCACAATGAAACAACTATATATGGACGTACTAAGGCTGGATAACTTCCTACAGGCCTTAACAGCACAAGAGCGGATTATGATACACCAGTATCACGCCGGATACAGGACAAGTGTGCCAATAGTGGTACTAACCATCTACGAATGGATACGAGAAAACAACTGGGAGTCTCCTTACATAAGATACGATCAGGACAGGGTGCTGATGTGGTACAACGAGGAGAACAAACGATGGGAACCGATAGAGACCAACGAGTTATATAAGAAAAAAGTAGTAAGATAATTTTAAAAAGACAATAAAATGAAAGTTATTAGGGATTTAGACGTAACAGTAAACTATAAAGTAGTGCTTAGGAGTGCAATAGTATCTGACATGGTTTTTGAACAATTGGATAAAATAGCGAAATATGGATTACCTATTGAAAATAATAAGTCAGAGGAGTATAAAGAAGCTTTTGAATGGCTGACAAAATACATTACTGAATATGATTCTTGTAGTTTGTCTTATAAGGTTGAATTTGAAGAGTAATAACAATTAAAAAAAGATAATAAAATGAGTGTAGATTTATCACAGATGAGTGCTGAGGACTTAAAGAAGTTACAAGAGCAACTCAAAGAGAAGCAAAGAGCAGAGAAATTAGCCAAACAACAGAGCAGACAGACACTTTTGGAGCTTGAAGCAGAATTGGTAGATGATAACATTGGGTTCTGCCTTTCGCAACGGGAGGATGTAGAGGATTTGGTAGCGAAACTCTTCCAAGAGGCGAAGACTATCATAGCTCTCCGTGCCGAGCTATACGGCACTCAGAAAGAGGAACAGGATTCGCACACCTTTACCAAAGCAGATGGGTCGGCGAGTATCCGTATAGGTTGGAATGTACGCCCCGCCTTTAATGGTACAGAGAGCGAAGGACTTAAGAAGATAAAAACCTATATGTCGTCCTTGGCGGGAGATACTGAAAAAGAAAAACTCCTATTGGAGTTCCTTAATACAGCATTAAGGACAGATGCGCAAGGGAACCTAAACCCACGAGAGGTGCGCAAGTTAGGCACGCTAAGGCAAAAGGCTAACAGTGCCCTCTTTGATGAGGGTATGGAGATCATAGAGAACGCCATCGTAGATATACGTACGAGTATGTATATACGTGGGTATAAGTTGGTCAAATTTGAGAATGGTATAGAAAAAAGAGTAAACTTCAACTTCTCTATTGATTAGCGGTAAACCACTGCGGACGATTATTAGATACCCTGACCTTAGTGCGTCGTTGGTATTAAGGGGAAGCCCATAAGAGACCCCCTAAGGCAGGGTTTTAAATAACCTTTAAAAACGATTTAAAATGAAAGAAAAACCAACACATTACTATTGCTTTTTTGGCAATGGCACACAAACAAAAAAT